ACTGGATCTTTCCGACGCCGCCCGACCACCCGCTCGGCGGGACCGATCCGGTCTCGGTACGGATCGAGGCGTCGGACGTGTGCCATGTGTTCGACCCGGTGTTTCCGGGCTCCGTGCGCGGGCGGAGCTGGCTTGCGGCCACGGCGACGCGGTTGCTCGAGACTGACAAGCTTGAAGACGCGCTTTTGGCCAAGGCCAATGTCAGCGCGTTGTTCACCGCGTTCGTCACCGGCTCGGGCGAAGCCGACTTCCAGCCCGAGACTAAAGACGGCCGCGCGGCGCTATCGCTCGAACCCGGCTTGGTCCGAATTTTGCCGGCCGACACCACGGTGACGTTCGCCAACCCGCCGAGCCTCGACGGCGCGTCCGATTTCCTGCGCTCGCAAATCCGCTCGATCGCGAGCGGCGCCGGGCTCACCTATGAGATGATCAGCGCGGACTACTCGCAAACCAACTACTCATCTTCGCGGCTCGCGATGCTGGAGTTTCGCCGGCGGGTGGTCGCGGTCCAGAAGACGCTTCTGGTCCCGCAGTTTTTGAACAAGGTCTTCCGCCGTTTTTGCGCGCTCGAAATCGTCGCGCAGCGCATTGCGGCGGACATTGCCGCGCTCGCCGATCCGGTTTTTTTGTTTCCGGGCTGGCAGGCGATCGATCCGGAAAAAGAGGCGAAGGCCGATATCCTCGCGGTGGCCGGCGGCTTCCGATCGCGCGCGGAGATCATTTCGAGCCGGGGCCGCGATCCGGAAGAGGTCGCGCAGGAAATCCGCGACGATCCCGCCGGGCTGCCGCCGGTTCGGTTGAACGTGATCGTCGGCGGCGGCGGGCTTGGATCGGTCGGCGCGCCGGGGGCGCAAGGAGGAAGTGATGGGCAAGATGCAGCGTGAGCGCATGCGCGCCGAAATCCGGGCCGGCGAGATGCTGGTCGAGATGGAAAAGAACAAGGGTGCAGTACCCGGCAAGACCGGTCGCAAGGGACTACCGGTCTTGGACGCGACGCCCAAGCTCGCCGATCTCGGCGTCACCAAGACGCGCATACTGACCCGTGCCGCCGAGCCGACCGCAATCCTCACCCGCGCGGTCGCGGTGCGGCCGAACTCTTTTGACGCCGCAGCGAGAACCTTTGCGGGCGCGGTGCTCGCGACAAGCACGCCAGTGAGACGGCGCGGCTACTCGGAGGTGCTCGACTTTGCCGGCGTACAATTGCCCGAGCATTTGCCGATTGTCTTGGATCATCGCGATGACGTGCGGTCGACGGTCGGACGCATGAGCAACCTTCGCATCTCAAACGGCGAGCTGCTGGGCGACGGCCGGCTCTCGGGCGATGCATCGCTCGACTGGCTCGCCTCGCGCATCAGCGACGGGACTGTGGGTGCGCTCTCGGTCGGCTACACCGTCGCCCGCTGGCGCAACGATCCGCAAAATGTCCGCACGGCGATCGAGTGGCGACCTTTGCATGCGGCGATCGTAAGCTCGCCAGCCGACAGCAGCGCGCGCATACGCTCGACCGACGATCCCGATCCCGACGATCCGGAACCCGATGATCCGCTGGTCCGCGCTGCGCGTGTCCGGTCGCTTTCCCGTGCATTGGGTCTGTCGCGCGAGATCGAAACCCGCGCGATCGCGGAAAGCTGGGGCGACGAGCAGATCATGGACGCGGTCTTGGAGCGTCGGCCGGCGCTCGAAATCCGCACCACGCGGGCGCAGAGCCTCGACGACCCCGACGTCTATCGACGCGCCGCCGTCGACAGCTTAGTGGCCCGTACAACGGGTAGCGAGCCGCAAGGAGCCGCGCGCGAGCTGGCGGGGCTCTCGTGGGTCGACTTCCACCGCAGGCACCTCCGCCGCGCCGGGCAGAGCGTTGCGGGCCTCTCCGACGCCGAGGTCATCCACCGTGCCTTGAGCACGAGCGACCTGCCGTTGCTCGCGGGGGACGCGTTCGGGATCTCGATCCGGCGCACCTACGACGCGGCGCTGTCGCCGATCAACACGGTGTTCGGGACGCGCGAGCTTCCTGATTTCCGGCCTTGGCAAGAGGCGCTGGTCGATTGGACGACGCTCAAGATCGACCGCGTCAACGAACTCGGCGAGTACAAGTCAAGCTACGTGACTGAGAGCGGCGAGAGCTATCGGCTCTTCACCGTCGGCGGCATGACCGGGATCTCGCGCCAGGTCTGGGTCAACGGCCCGGCGCAACTGACCGCATTGTCGGAGCTGCATGGTCGAAGGTTGGCTGCCGATGTCTCGGACCGCACCGTTGCCTACCTCGAGCAATCGAGCGGCGCCGGGCCGACCATGAAGGACGGCGCGGGCGTGTTCGCGGCTTCGCGCGGCGACATTGTCTCGCTCAATACGGCCGGCATTACCGAGGTGATTGACGGCGTCCTCGACGTGCGGGCGGCCGCTTCGCGCAGGAAGGGCGCCGGCGACGTCCAGATCGGCGTGGTGCCGACCATCTGGCTGATCACGCCGGAGTTCGAGAAGACGGCCATCAAGGCGCTGGCGACCATTGCCGCGACTACGGTCGCTGACGTCAACCCGCTCGCGGGTAAGTTGACCATCGTTAGCGAGCCGCGTCTCTCCGATCCCGAGCGCTCCTATCTGATCGCCCCGCCCGCGAGCATGGAGGGCGCGATCCGCGTCTCGCTCGCAGGCGCCGGCGGGCCGATGACCGAGAGCAGGTGGGGTTTCGAGGTCGATAGCGTCCAGTTCAAGATCAGGTTGGATTTGGGGTTCGGCTGGCTCGAATGGCGGTCGTGGACGCGCCTTGACCATGAGGCCTCGTCATGACCACGACCCTTGATGCTGACGCGCTACGGGCCGAACTTGCGGGCCTCCAAAAGGCACGCTGGGGCGGCGCGCTCACCGTGAAATATCAGGCGAACGGCGTGACGCGGGAGACGACCTACAAGTCCGATCGCGAGCTGGCGGCGGCGATCACTGACCTTCTGGGGCAGCTTGCCGAGGTCGAGGGACTTCGGCCGCCGCGCTCGTTCGTCGTGCATTCTTCGAAAGGGTGGTAGCTATGGCTAGGACATATGTGCAACCGGGCGGGACCGTGACATTGCTGGCGCCGGCCGCCGTGAAATCGGGTGACGTGGTCGTGGTCGGGGCCCTTGTCGGCATCGCCCAATACGATGCGGTCGAGGGCGGCGAGGTCGAGACCATGGTCGAGGGCGTGCACGAGCTGCCGAAGGGCAACGCCGCGATCACGGCGGGCGCCAAGGCCTATTGGGACGCGGCCAACAAGGTCTGCACCGCGACCGCAACGGGCAACACCCTGCTCGGCGCGGCGATCCTTAGCGCCGGGGCCGATGCGACGACCTGCAGGGTCAGGCTCAACGGGATCGCCTGAAATCAGGCATCAGGCATTGCCCGTGCCCGGTTTGATCCGCGTCGGACGGGGTTTTGTTTCCGGACCGTTCGCGGAAATCATCATGTTCTTTTAGGCATTTCAGGCACGTTGCCCAAGGCGGATGTGCTGAAAAGCTAGCGGGCGCGGAAACAAAAAAGGGTGGAATTAAATTCCACCTTTTTAGCTTGCCGGTAATGCGAGCTGGACGGCATTCCCATGTCCGGAGTTTACCCGCATCGGCGTGATCTTGAGTTGCGTCTTGGCGCGCGCGATCGCGATTGGCCTGATCTGGCGCTTCGCGGCCGCCGCGTCGATCTCGGCCGCAAGCTTCGGCCCGCTGGCGAGCTGGTCTTTCAGGAACGTCATCGCGGCCTGCGTCGAGGGGCCGGGGCCGTTCGACTTGCGTGGCTTCCTTTGCTTCGCGCGGCGCGGCGGCAAATCGTGCCCATGGGCACGATCTGAAAGCTGTGCCGGCGGCTTTGGCGGCTCGGCGAACAGCGGCGCGAACACGGCCGCGAGAACCTTGGCGTGGATGAGCGGCTCGAGGTCGAGCTGGTCGAGGCCTTGGGCGATGGCAGTCAGGATTTGGTCGGGTAACATGGAGCATCCTCCTCGGGATGAAGGACGGGTGGGAATGGCCTGTATATCACCATGACCAATTTGACCGAAGTCCGGCGCGCGGCGCTCGCATGCCTGAGGCCGCCGGAAAAGCTTGCGTTGAGCGACTGGATCGAGCGGCACTTGGTGCTGCCCGAGGGCGCCTCGGCGCTGCCCGGCCGGGTGCGGCTGTGGCCGTATCAGAAGGGAATTGCCGATGCGATCTCCGATCCCACGATCGAGCGGTTGACGCTGGTCAAGAGCGTACGCATCGGCTTCACCACGTTGTTGACCGGCGCCATCGGGAGCTTCGTTGCAAATGAGCCATGCCCGTTGCTGGCGCTGTTGCCGACGGAGGCCGACGCGCGCGACTATGTCGTGTCCGATATCGAACCGGTGTTCGCCGCGACCCCTTGCCTGCATGACGCGCTGTCGGACGACCTGCCCGACGGCGAGCGCAACACGCTGCTGCATCGAAGGTTTCCGGGCGGCTCGCTCAAGGTCGTGGCCGCGAAGGCGCCGAGAAATTTGCGGCGGCATACCGCGCGGATCCTGTTGGTCGACGAGGCCGACGCGATGGAGGTCGGGCCGGAGGGCAACCCGATCCGGCTCGCTGAGCGGCGGACCCTAAGCTTCGCCAATCGCAAGATTATCGTGGGATCGACCCCGCTTTATGAAGATACCTCGCACGTTCTGCGGAGCTACGCCGAGAGCGATTCGCGCGTCTATGAG